GGGGGATCTGGAGTTAGGAACTCCAACGTGTTTCCACGCGAACCTTCGATCCCATAACGTCCTTCGACACGTTACTGTCTACCAGGTTATTGCGAGAACCTGGACTCAGGGGTCCTTATTTCTCTGGAGGAATTCCAGATGATTGGGGTTCATCCCCAGGCTTCACAAAGCCAGGAGTCCCACCGGGTCCAAGGTGATCAATCATGCCTAAAAGATTTGTAACTCGAAGGAACGAGTCACGGGCTCGTCGGCTAGCCAGAACACTTGGATTACTTCCTCCAGACCCCACCTCTAAGGACGTTAACGCCTCTAAACAGTACTGACTAAAGTCAGGTACTAAGGGTAGAGCACGCTCAGCTTCAGCAACGAAGAGGACTAAGTCCTCCCAAGCTTTAGCAGTTCCTATAGCGCAATCCTCTTGAGTAAAGTTTGGCATATTTGCACAAACTTGAATCTCTTTGAGGGGGAGTCGATATTTCGATATCCAACGCTGTAGAGCTTCCGCTCTAGCTTCTTCGAAAACTCGAAGAAAGAGCCACTCTAGGTCCACGGATACTACTCTTTGAATCCAAGGAGTAGCACCTTCAAGTCGTTTCCGACTTGTGAGGAATTGTCCATAGACTGCGTTAACATATTTACCTAGGATGGAGACTAGCAGCTTACCAGATCGGTTTCGATCTAGTAAGTCTCCCATTCGGTCCATCCTGAATTGCCAGAGATCCGCCTTCCGGAGCGAAGCTCCAAGGAAAGTCTCTAGGCTAACACCCTTGTAACCAGCGAACCCGTATCGGGTTGTGCCTGGTGTCAGGATGGTAGCTAGAACCCATCTAACAATTAGAGGTACCTTCCGCGACCGGATTTCCGGTTGTAGAAGTGTCCAAACTCTCTCAGGTAAGAGTACTTTCATTACTGATCGTACCCAGGCCCTAGAGGCAATATCCTTCCATCCTCTCCTTAGCAGTCGGAAGAGTATTTCTACTCTTTCGGCAAGGCTCGAAGCGTTAATCTCTTCTCGTAATGAGACGGGGCTTACGTTCAAGTTGCCTTGGAAAGTTTGGTTAGCAAAGTTGAACATCCCATGCGATGAGATGTGCGACTTCGCGACAGATAAGGGGACGTGTAACTCTAACATTAGTGTACGATACGCCTCAGCGACAGCTCTGTTTGCAATGACAATGTCATCACCAAGGACCATATAGTCCTTGAATGACAACACGTTGTGGGGAGTAACAACTCCAGCACGAACAGCTGAAAACATTACTAAGGCATGGTGAACCAATGCCATAGATGCCCAGCTCGTCAAAGCACCCATCGGCTGACCGGTCTGATATCGTATGTACCTAGGGTGATCTCGGAAGGTCTTCAGGGTTGACTTAGGGACTACAAAGTCTCGGGAAACTAGGATATCTAACCACAGGTTCAGGACTTTATTTGGGAGCACAGCTCCAAATAAAGATCTATATAGTGCCAACGGAATTAAATCCGTTGCGGACTTTAAGTCATAGCTCCATATTTCACAATAACCTCGAGAGGCAAACTCTCTCACTCGACCTTCTTGATCGAATGTCGCGTCCTGAGGCAGTTTAGATAGTAGACCAAACATCCAGTCATGGAGAGGTTTGAGGACAAAATTTGTCCAATAATCGACTATGGCTATTGTTCGAACTTTCCCCGCTGCCTCATAAAGATTATGAAGGCGTTGGAGAGTGGGATTTCGAAAACGAACCCCACCTAGGTTTAACCCTAGATAGTTCCAGGCGAACTTACTAAACAAGGGTAACTCTTGTCGTTCCTCGTCCATCGGCACTACTGCATATGGATCGATCTTTAGTGTATGCCTTCTTAGACGCTGTTTAACAGCATCAGAGAATTTATACACAGATCGACCAATTGTAAATAGTTTCGCGTGGTCTGTCATGTGATTTATTATCATCATGTTAAGTGCAAACATTTTTGCTGTCTTTCTGAAATCCAGCAGGAGTTCAGATTGACCAGTAAGTTCCAACCACTCACGGATATAATTCCGTGATACACCGGTTACCCGGGTTATCATATTCTGGTACTCCCATGCTTCTTTAGTTAGGGGAACTTTCGTTCTGAACAGGTCATGAGCACACCATAGGTATGCATCAAAGCCTGCACCTAAAATAGAGATAGGATGGTTAGGACCAGCATGAGTGGTAAAGAACGTGTTCCGTACTTTCAATGATGGTTTAGACACTGACAGGACGCTAGAGAATACTCGCCAAAGCACTCGACTGAAATCAGTGAATGCATTGAGAGCGTCTGTTCCCTCGATGGGTGGATGTGGAGAAGTGATGGATCCTGTAGCAAGATGTGGCTCCTGCCATTTACCCAGTATTCCTTTATACGAGAAAAGCATAGACGTCCATATATGGATGTAATGCCGGTTTCCTTTACGGATACCATCTCGCACAAAGAGAGGAAGGGCACTCGGTAATCCGTTTGTTAAACGGATCCGGAACCCTAACTCCTGGGTAGTGGTAAGCTTACGCCCACCTAGGTAGGCATTTACTACAAATAGCATGATTTTTAATCGTGCTAGTAAGTGTACTATCCCGTTTCTTTTAAGAATCTTTT